CGCATCTGCCGGATACTCCATGCCGGAGCAGGTCGTCGACGACGAATTTGTGTCGCAGGACAACTACGCAACGCTTGAGCTTAATCGCTGGACGCTCGACGGGTCCTTTGAAATCGCGCCGGACAGCGCCGAAAAAGAGGTCGGATATATCGGCGCGGCGCTCTCCGGCACGGACGGGACTTTTGAGACCGCGCAGACGGTGACGATAAATTTTTCCGGCGTCGAGACGCTCCAAAGCGTGACGCTCTCCTTCTCGGATAATTTTTACGACGGCGTCGCCGAAGACTTTACCGTGACCGTCGGCTCGACCGTGAAAACCATCACCGGAAACCGGTCGGCGCGAGTGATCATCGGAGACTTTACCGAAAACTCGCCGACGTCAATCACCCTCTCGGTGACAAAATGGTCTATGCCTGGGCGGCACATGCGCATCATCGAAATCTTCCCCGGACTACACGAGGAGTGGAGCGGGGACGATATCTATTCGCTCTCGATAAATCAGCAGGCGAACCTCGCAGCAGTCGCTCTGCCGTACGGAACCGCCACACTGGCTGTGGACAACACCGACCGGAGATTCGAGCCGACCTCGCCGACCGGCATTTTTAAATCGATCGAAGACCGGCAGGGCATCGACATCTCGCTCGGCGTGATGCTGCCTTCCGGCGCTGTCGAATATAAAAAAGTCGGGCGGTACTATCAGTACTCCGGCGGCTGGAAAACCGGACAGAACGCGATGACCATACAGTGGTCACTCGTCGACGTCGTCGGTATGCTCTCGGCACGTGAGTATATCCTCCCCTCCACACTTCCGACTACTGCTTCCGGCTGGATTGCGTCGGTCGTCGCTCAGCTCGGGGCGAATTTCGCGGCTCAGTATATCGTCGATCAGACACTCGCGTCGGTCGCCCTCTCTCCGGACAGTCGCGAAAATATCACCGGCAAAAAGTGTGCGGACATCCTGTCATGGGTGGCTATGGCAGTTGGCGGATACATCGTCGCGGACGCCTCGACCGGGAAGCTGGCACTGAAAGCTGTCGGGAACTCCGGTGGAAACGTCTCGCTCGACGACCTCGAAAGCTTTCCGACCGTCTCGGCAAACGAAGACGTCGCCGCGCTGATTTTTACGATCCATAACGGCGCGTCAGAGCTTCCACAGCACACCGTCGCCGGAAACGCTCCCGCGTCGTCGAATACGCTGTCGATAGATAATCCTTTTATCAAGTCGACAACGGCGGCAGATGCTGTCGCCGCCCGGATACTGAAATTTTACGGCGGAAACGCCTTTGACTCCACAGGGCGCGGAGACCCCTCCGAAGAAATCGGCGACGCCGACACGCTTGAGATCGCAGATGGGCAGACCGTATCCGCGAGACGCTACGCTCAGAGCTTTGCTTTCGGGAACGGTGTTCTGTCCGGCTGTAAATCGCAGTATATTGAGGTGAAAGCATGAACTTAATCTATGATCGCACCGAAGCCGACGTGACGGAAGCCGTGCGGATCGAGCGAAAGCTCCACAAAGGCGAAGCTCTGAGCGCCGCCGAAACCGCCGCATGGAACGCCGGCATGAAAGGCGGATACAACACGTCGGACATGAATCGCGTCGAATCTGCGGTAAAAACCCTCGCCGCAGAGCTGAACTCCGCGGGATACCCTGTGGAGATCACCGAAACCGCGGACTGGCTTCCCGGCGACACCGTCACCCGCGAGCAGTGGGAGATATATCTCGAAAACGTCCGGCGTCTCCGCGCCGCGTACTACACACTCGCGGAGACCGGGGAGCTGCCGAAGCCGGGGGACAAGCTGGGCTACGTCGGTGCGAACAACATCGAGAAGGTGCTCGCGGATATCGACTTGCTGCTTGACGGGATGAAATCTGTTTACCGACGAGCCGGAACCTTTACTGCTGGTGGCAGCTATACAAGACAGATGATAAGGAGCGTATGAAATGGCGATAAAAAGACAAGATGAAGTGCTCGCGAAAGCAGTGTCGACCGACGCGACGGTCATACCGCGATATGATATCAAGCGTCCGGATGGGACGAAAGTCGCGGAAAACGTTGCGCTGGAGCTGAAAAACACCGTCGTGAATGAAGGCACGGCGGTGAACAAACAGCTCCTCGACGAAATTCTTGCGGCATCGGGAACAGCGGGCGGAACGGCTTCCGCACTGACTCTCGCGCAGGAGGGGTTTGCGCTGGTGGATGGGGCGGAGGTGCGGATTAAGTCCACATATAACCTCGCGGGCGGCGCGACGCTTAACGTCAATGGAACCGGGGCAAAGACTATTTGCACAGCATCCGGGCAAGAAGTAAAAGGCGGCATAAAAGCCGGCGTGTGGATGATACTGGTGTATTCATCTACACTTGACGGTTATGTGATCCTCAATATGACAGCGAAACCGGTGACTAAGATATTTACACAGTCCGGCTCGTGGGAGTGCCCACAGGGTGTCACCTCCGTTCACATCCTGCTATTCGGCGGCGGCGGCGGTGGAGGTGGCAACGGCGGCACAGCCGGTGGAGGCGGAGGCGGCGGGCACATGGTGTCTAAAGTGTTAACAGTCTCTCCAGGCCAGGTGTATCCAATCACTATAGGTGCCGGAGGTAATGGCGGCTCCGCTGGATATAACAGCGGCACTGACGGAGGTAATGGTGGAGCTACGTCTTTTGGCACGCTCGCTTCCGCCAATGGCGGCAGTGGCGGCACGGCGGGTCGTGCTTCTAGCAGCACCAATTATGCTGGCAATGGCGGCTCTGGCGGTACCGGTGGTGGTGGAGCCGGAGCCAAAAGCACTAGCGGAACAGTGTCTGGCGGCACCGGCGGTTCTGGCAGCTATGGCGGGAGCGGTGGAAGAGGACTATCAAACTCTTCTGCCGCTGGCAACGGCGGGAATGGCATAGCCGCCGCAGGAGGAACGGGTGCTGGTGGCGCTGGATCCGGTGGCGGCGGCGCTGGCGGCGGATATGGCGGCAAAGGCGGAGACGGCGGGAAACCCAACTTCGGCGGCGGCGGCGGTGGAGGCGGCTACGGAGCCTATGGCAACGGCGGTCGCGGCGGGAATAACACCCCCTCGCCGTATTGGGGTGGCGATGGCGGCACAGCTGCTGGTGGAGGCGGAGGCGGCAGCCCAGGCAGCGACAGTGGCACCGGCGGCAAGGGCGGAGACGGCATTGCCGTGATCACATACAACATCATGGAGGCATAATTATGAAAATATTTCAGATAGTCGACAATTTCTGCTACTACGACGCGACGCCGGTGCATCCGACACTCGCCGACACGGAAGGCAAATACCCTCCGGACGTCCTCTTCGTCGAAGCGCCGGATAATGTCTTCGAGGGCTGGGGCTACGACAGCGCGCAGGAAGGCGACGCCCGCTTCATCAAGCCCACGCCGCCGGAAGGCTGGCTGTATGACGACGCGACCGGAACTTTTTATCCGGCAGACGGGGAGAAGCCGAAGCCGCCGACGCAATCAGGCGACGTCTCCGAACTCGCCGCGAAGGTCGCGAACCTCGAGGAGCAGCTCGCGACGATCGAGGCCGTCAACAAAACCATTTTAGGAGTTGAATGATATGGACGAAAAACTTATCGCAAAGGCACGGCAGTTCCGGGCAGTAATCGAAGAAATGACTGCGAGCGCATCGGACGCCGTTGTGTCGAAAGCGCCGTCGGCGTGCCCGAGGCTGAAACAGGACGGCTCGCTCGTCCGCGCGGGAACCAAAATCAACTGGAACGGCGTCGTGAAGAAAGCCGGAAGTGACCTGTGGGACACCGAAGCGAACGACCCTGATCACGCGCCGAACCTATGGGAAGATCTGCTGTACAAGGACGGCTATCGCATCATCCCTGAGAACATCACCGTGACCGGAGCTTTCAGCAACGGCGAAAAGGGCTGGTGGAAGGGGCAGCTGTGGGAGTCCATAGTAAGCAACAACGTTTACACCCCGGAGCAGTACGCGCCTAACTGGAAGCTGGTGAAAAATGATAATTGACAAGATAATCGCATGGGCAATCCCTTTTATCTGCGGCGGTGTGATCACCGGGCTGATCACATATGTAAAATCCTTAAAGCGAAAGAACGACGCCGTCGAAGACGGAGTGCAGTGCCTGCTCCGTGCGGAGATCATCCGGAGCCACGAAAAATACATGGAAAAAAGCTACTGTCCAATCTACGCGAAGGAAGCCTTGAAGCGGGCATACAGCGCATATCACCGACTCCACGGAAACGATGTCGCGACCACGCTTTACAAAGAGACCATGGCGCTTCCGACAGACCCGCCAAAGAAATTATTAACGGAGGGAAACACATATGATTGAAATTACAGCCGTCCCCGGCAAAGTGCTCATGCTCGGTCGACAGGGCGAAAACCTTGCCCGGAAAGTGATCTTTTCCGTATCCGATGTCCGGGCGGAATTCGGCGACGGCGCTTTCCGGCTCTCAGCTCGCCGCGCCGGAGAATCCAACGTCTACCCCGCGACAGTGACGGAAAACGGCGACACCGTCGAATGGTCGCTCACCTCCGCCGACACCCAGAACGCCGGGCGCGGATCGTGCGAACTCGCATACTACGCGGGAGATGTGAGGCTGAAAACGTGGGTCTACGACACTGCGGTCGCGAAGTCGCTGACCGGATCGCCCAAAACCGATCCGTACGACGAGTTTTTAGACGAGGTGAACCGGCTCGCCGCCGAGGCGGCAATCTCGCAGCGGGAAGCGAAAAACTCGGAAAACGCTGCGAAAAACTCGGAAGAAAATGCGAAAGCATCCGAGGACGCCGCGAAAAACTCTGAAGACAACGCCGCCGAGTACGCGCGGGCAGCCCTCGCCGCTGAATCGAAATCTGAACAGAACGCCGAACATGCCGCTTCCGCCGCGACGTCCGCCGGGCAATATGCACAAAACGCCGCGACGTCCGCGACGAACGCAGCCAACAGCGCGAGCGCAGCCGAAACCCACGAAAAAGGCGCGAAAGCCGCCGCTACCGCCGCCGCGAAATCCGCCGAAGGGCTTGCGGATGCCGTAAAACGCGCCGAGGACGCCGCGACGAACGCACAGGACAACGCCGGGAAGACCGCCGCTGACCGCGAAGCCGTTGCCGAAATGAAAACCGCCGCCCAGACCGCACAGGGCAGCGCGGAGAAAGCCGCCACTGCCGCCGCCGGGTCCGCGACCTCTGCCGGGGAATCCGCCGCCGCCGCGGAGACGTCGAGGACGGGCGCGGCAGAGATCAAAGCGCAGATTGACGACATCAAAGCCGGAATCGACACGACGAAAGGCGAAATCGATCAGGCGAAAGCTGATATTGACCAGACCAAAATCGATACGCTCGCCGCGAAAACCGCCGCCGAAACCGCCGCCACGACCGCGGCCGAAAAAGCCGCGGAAATCGCGGACAGCGCGGCACAGATCGCGGAGAACACCAAAAATATCGGGAAGAACGCGACGAACATCGAAACCAACGCCACAGACATCGACCTCCTCCGACGCGAGAACGTCGAGCTTAAGGCGAAGACCGACGCGCTGTGGAAGCTATCGGAGGGCAAGAGCTATGATTTTGTCGAGGACAGCGCGGAGGCGTACAGCAAGAACGTGCCGTCCGGGTGTAGGTTTGCACAGATAGAAAAGATCGGCGGGAAGACCGTGGCGCGGAATGCCGGGGAGCTTGTCAGCGCGGCGGTGGAGGATGTGGAAGTGCAGGGGGCGAATCTTATCCCATATCCAGCTAACAGCATGAAATTCCCGATTACGAGAAACGGAATTACTGTGACGGCGAATGACGACGGAACTTACCTCGTCAATGGCACAGCGACAAATGACATCTATGTCTCTGTATGTAACCTTAACGCCGCGGGTATGCGCATCAGCAATATCGGGGATGTCGTTCTCAGCGGTTGCCCTACCGGCGGAGACACGGCGACTTACTATCTCGGCATATACTTCGGTCAATGGCATGCTGATACCGGGGCAGGGGCAACGGCGACAATCGGGACGATTCCGGACACCGCCAGAATTGAGATCACAATCCGAAAAGGTTATACAGCGAACAATTTGATTTTCAGCCCGCAGCTAAGAAGAGGGACAACCATCACGGGATACTCTCCCTACTTCCTCGACACCTACCCCATCCCCGACGCCGTGAAGGCTCTGCCCGGATATGGCTGGTCCGCAGGAAACGTCTGCAACGAAATCGTCCGGCGCGCGGACGGATGGGATTATGTACAAAGGGTCGGACTGCCCGCGACGACGGACGGGTATACCGCCCTCGACGCTCCAACGACCACAGACATCACCAACCTTATGACCGGCGCACTGCCGGTCATGGCGACGGAGCCGGGCGGCACGATCACGATGCACCACGCGCTCGAAGACGACGGGCTGACGCTCGATGTGCCGAACACTATCAAATATATTCGCAACCTGAAGGAGGTGGCAAGCAGTGGCACTGAGTGAAACTGAAAAAGCGATGATCGAGGCGGCGGGGCTGACCGAAGCCGATTTTACCGGGGAAAAGAGCGAAAGCCCTGAACCGGGCGCCGTCACAGACACGGAACTCGAAAGGCGCGTCGCGACGGTCGAAGAAACCGTTGAGGCGGTGAAGATTATACTTATAGGGGAGTGATAAAATGCGAGGAATTGACATCTCCAAGCACAACATAATCCGATCTTTCCCGGCGCTGAGAGCCGAGGGCATCGAATTCTGTATCGTCCGCGCGGGGTACGGCACGTCCGTTGACCCGAAATTCGCTGGGTACATAAAATCGGCGAAGGACGCTGGAATGCTCGTCGGCGTGTATTGGTTCTGCTACGCCCGCGATACCGTCGAAGCACGGCGCGAGGCTGAGGCCTGCGCGAACACGCTGAACGGGTACAAGCTCGATCTGCCGGTGTTCTACGACCTTGAATACGACACCGAAAGATGCGCGGCGAAGACACAAGTGAAGTACACAACAAAGTTACGGACGGACATTATCGAAACATTCTGTACCGAAATCACGAAGCACGGGTACAAAGCGGGCGTGTATACAAACCCCGACTACTGGCTCTACAAGCTCAATTCCGACCGGCTCGCAAAGTGGGCACTGTGGATTGCCGCTTACCGGCAGTCTGACTGCAAGGCATCCTTCGCGACCACCTCGCCGTCCGACCTCCCCGCCGCTTACAGTAACGCCATAATATGGCAGTTCGGCAAGTGTAAATTCACGAAAGCCGTCGGCGACGTGGATATCAACTACGGGTATGGCATCAAGCCCGCCGCGGCGAAGACCTACAAAGTCGGCGACACCTACACCGTCAAGGCGGGCGACGTCTACACGACCGGGCGCAAAGTTCCGGCGCGTGTCGTCGGAAAGACGTACACCGTCCGACAGGTCCGCTCCGGCGCGGTGCTGCTCGCGGAAATTAATTCCTGGGTGACGGTGTGAGATACTTAAAGCGGCTGATACTCGCGGTGCTGATATACCTCGCCGTATATCTCCCGTTTATCGCCGTCCTGCAAGCCCTCACCGGCACCGACCTGACCGCCGCCTTTTCGGTCGGCGGGATTGTCGGGGCTGTGGAACTCGCTCTCGGCAGTGTCATTAAAATCACCGAAAACAAAGAGATAAGCAAGAAAGGATTTATCGAACATGGACAAGATGAATATAACACCGATACTGGAACTGGCGGTGAAGCTGATCTTCGCGGCAGTGACGATTTTCCTGATCCCGAAGATCAAGGAACTTCTGACGGCGAAAGTCTCGGAGGCGGATCAGAAGAAGATCATCCGCTGGACTGAACTCGCAGTCCAGGCGGCTGAGGAAGCGGAGCGTTCCGGGCTGATCGACAAGAAAGCGAAGTATCAGTACGCAAAAGATTTCCTCGAAAAGCGCGGCGTGACCTTTGACGCCGACGCCATGCAGGCGCTGATCGACTCCACCGTGTGGGAGCTGTTTAACCAGTTCAAAGAAGATTCCGACTCGGGCGCCGAAAGCGAGGCGTGATATGAGAGCTGACGACGTGGCTGACCTCACGCGATCCGAATGGACGCGAATTATCGACGAGTGCATCCATGATCGGAAATGGCGAGATATTTTTAAGCGCCGCTGGCTCGATGGGATCAAGTTCGAGCCCCTCGCGGAGGAATTTGGGCTTTCCGTCCGGCAGACTCAACGAATCGTCAAAGCCTGCGAACAGAAAATCAAATCACGTATATAAATGTCATGAAACCGTCGCGAAAGCGGCGGTTTTTCTTCGTTCACTTTGCACAAAAATCGTGCTATAATATATACGCCGGATGATAAATCCGAGTATATATACAGGATGGTGAAATCCATGGCAGAATTCGCAACAAACGGCAAGGCGAACGCGGCGCTGACTACCGGCATTATCGGTACGGCGGGCGTCGGTCTGGGACTGCTTAACGGCGGGCTGAACGGACTTTTCGGCGGCTACCGGAACGGCGGCTGCAACGAAGATCACGTCGTCGACCGCTACGAGGCAGGACAGGCGGCGAGAATCGCGCAGCTGGAAACCGAAGTCAAGCTGAGGGACGCGAACACGTACACCGACCAGAAAATGCTCGAGATGTACAAATACTTCGACAGCAGGACCCGTGCGCTTGAGGCGTCCGACGCGGCTCAGGCAGTCACTAATCAGCGCGTCGCTGACAGCTTTGAGGCGGTGCACAACGATATCGTCTGCACTAAGAACGAGCTCTACTCGGCAATCCGCAACGAAGCTGAGAAGCGCTGCTGCGGCGACAACTCGATCGTCACCTACGCGAACGCGACATTTTATCCCAAGATGGTCGCGGACGTCACGACCGGCACGGCGACCACCGCGCAGAGCACGTACAACCCGATCCCGCAGTGCGGGTGCGGGTGCGGGTGCGGCTGCAACTGACGGCAGGGGCGGCAACCGCCGCCCCATGAGGTGATAAAATGGTAACTCTGGCACAGGTGCAGGCGGGTGTTGAGAAGTATCTCGAGACCGAAATACTGTCGAAAATCCCCGGCTGGCAGAAATGGGTCCTCGGCGCGGCGGCGGCGCGTATGCTGTCGCGGTCGGGAGAAATTTTTAATACATTGAAAAATAACCCCGTCGTCTCGGCGATGGGCGTCATAGACGAGCAGGATCAAATCGACATCGACGCGGTTTACCGCGAATTCGCGGCTCAGGCACAGCGCGGAGCAGTCACTTTCGACGTGCCGCTTGTCGGCGCGCTGACTCTGACCGCCGCCGATGTGGACAAGCTTTACGGATATATCATAGGAGGCTAAAATGAAAGACGAGGTAATGCGCGGCGTCATCTGGATGACGACCGACGGCATCAAGGACGCGGGGATGGCGTACGACTACGCCGAAGACGCGAAAGAAGCAGGAAAGCCCGAACTCGCGGCGCTTTTTATCGAAGACGCGAAGTACCGGCTCGGGAAGGTCAAAGAGTGGTATGACAGGGCGATGACCATGCACGGAGCTGTCGACGGAGTGACCGACGAGCTGATCGAGTGGCATCGGCAGGCTTACCGGGAACTGCTGGACAGGGTCATGAAATTCAAGACTTAAGCCGGAGGAGCGGAAACGCTCCTTTTTTCTTTTACGTTCATAAATCCTTTACAAATATTATTTGATGTTTTCTCGAAAACCCCTTGACAAAACATCAAATCTGTGGTATAATATATACATCAAAGGGAAAGCGGGAAGCCGATCGGAAAGAACCGCGGAAAGAGAGAACAAAAATGAAGCTTACAAATGAAATGATCGAAAAGGCAATAGCAGCAATCGAGGCTGACGAAACTCACGAAATCTTCGGAATCCGCACTCAGGACGTCCCATTCGTGATGGGCGAAATCGATCACAAGTCGCTCGTCTGGGTCGACGGTGAGATGACCGACGAAGAGCTGGACGGTGTCTGCGCGACGGTCATCGATACAAACGATATCGAAAGGTCTCTGAACCGTCACAATCGCGAAGGCTACTACGGCGAACACATCGCGATCCTCGCTGGTGGCTACTCAATGTCCGGCGAGGACGCCGGCGAAATCATCATGGAGACCCCCGACGTCATCGCGATCCTCGCGTAAATCAACCGCTCCTGAGCCGTCGAGCGCATCGGCGGTATCCCAAAAATCAAGCTGACGCACCGGCTACACGGCGAGAAAGAGAAAATTATGGAGTACAAAGCAAGATTGACGGTTAGTGAATGGACAAACGGTTCCGGATGGGACTACGAAAACGATGAGGTCAAAAGCTGGGACATCAGCGAAGGTGCTCTTGACAGCTGGAAGCAGCTGTTCAAAGACCGTGACAGATCACTTTTCGATTACGTGGTCGACGGTCTCAACGATCGCGACGATGACTACGACGAGGATCCGGACGACGAGGAAGGCGACACCAAGTGGACAATGCAGCTCGTCGAAATCGACGACGAGGGCGATGAGAAGGTTCTCGCGTCGGTCTCCTACTGGGGGTCGGAGCTGACACACCGCGACGAAGAGTGAAGTCCCCGCTCCTGAGCCGTCGAGCGAATCGGCGGCATCCCAAAAATCAAGCTGTCCTACCGGCTCGACGGGGAGAAGGAGATAGAATCATGAAAATCTTAAGCTTCTGGGGCTGGGAGTCCAACCCATTCGCAAACCCCGATCTCGCAAACAACGGCGGCGGCTACTCGCAGCCGGAGGGTGGCGCACTTGTTGAGCTTGCCAATGGCGAGCTTGTTGTGGTCGACTACTTCGACCACAATTGCGGCGACTTCGGTCGCGACGCTCACGTCACTGTCGAGCTGCTCGACGGTCGCTCCTGGGGATTTTCCTTCGGGAGCAACAGCGCAGACGACTTCGGTGAGGTCGCTCCGAGCTTCCGCCATGCCACCGGCGCAGACCTCGGCGAGGTCGCCGATCTGGTCATCGACGCAGTGACCGCTGCCATGGGCGTAGCTTGCTGAGAGGAGCGACACATGGCAGGAATAATCTCATACAAGCGGCTCTCAAGGCTGCCTCGCGTCGTGCTCGAGGGAACCATGCTGCACAAAATCCGGGCGTGGTTTGAAGAAAACCGCCTATCGCCGCTCGTCCCGCCGATTTTTAATCGTTTTGTTATTGAGTACCCGGCGAGTATCAAATCCTCCGTGCCGGTAAGCGACGTCCCGCGCTTCCTTGCAAACGGCTTTGAGCGGCTGCGGGACGATGAGCTCGACCAATATGCCGAAATGAAAATCCCGGCTGAGTACGACCGTCTCGAGCCGCACGAGTGGCTCAAGTGGACGGTGAAAACGGAACTGCTGGTCGAATACGATCCGTCACTGACCAAAGCAATAGTCACGGTGTACGATCAAGAAAAGCGACGGTACACCATCGACCTCGATTACGACGACCTCGACACCAAGACCGGCATCTGGCGTGCCGGGGTGACCGCCGACGAGGCGACCGAGGAAGAAGCGCTCGCAGCCGTGCAAGAGAACCAAGAGCACGCCGAAACGGTCATCCGCGGCATTGTCGCAGTGCAAAGCTACGTACTCTACCATCGCTCGGAGCTGATCGCCGCTCCGAAGGTGATCAAAGTGAAGTCAAAGCCCGCCACAGCTGCTACCGGCAAAAAGCAGAAAAGACAATCGCCGGACAAGACTGCTGTGATGCTCAAACACCGGAAGCGACAAATCATACTGATCCGCGAATCCGATCCTCTCCCGCGCAAAGAGTACAACTACCGCACCCTGGCGTGGAATGTTCGCGGGCACTACGCCCGACGCGGAGCCGACAAGCATCTGACCTACATCGCGCCGTACATCTGCCGACGCGGAGACGAGAAAAAGAAACCCCGAGCGGCTGAGTACCGCATCACGGAAGGAGATAAAAAAGAATGAAAAAAGTCATTAAAGGCGCCGTCTGCGACACGGAGACAGCGACCAAACTCGGGACGTGCGACCACGACATCACCAACCGGTTATGTTGGTGGTCAGAAACGCTTTACCGGACAAAATCCGGGAAGTACTTCATCCACGGCGAAGGAGGACCCGGCAGCCGATATGCCAAAGCCGAAGACGACGGGCACTGGAAGAGCGGAGAGCAGATCGACGTGGTTTCCCGCGAAGCCGCTGAAGGGTGGGCGGAGGAGCATCTGGACGGAGACGGATATATCGCCGCCTTCGGCGTGCCGGATGAAGTGCCGCGGATCACCGTCGCACTGACTCCGGAGAACCGGAAGAAGCTCGAAGGTGTTCGGGCGGAGAACGGAATGACGTTCGTTGAAATCATCAACGACGCGATTAAAGCATATAAGAAATAAGGAGAATATCATGAAAAATTATCGTACTTACGAAAAACAATTCATCGGGGAAAGCAACTGTGCGGCTCTGGTCGCGGTCGGCATGAAGCCCGAAGCGGAACGGGCGGAAGGTGCTCACTGGATGAAAACTCAGCCGATTGCATTCGGCGAAGATGGCGCATATATGGCGCGTGTCGTCGACGAAGAGTGTGAAATCCCGAGCCATTACAAGCTCGAAGCCACCTTCGCACACTGGCTGAAAATATATGACGACAACGAGATGGCTTTCAGCGCCCGCGCGAAGGAAATTCGCATTTATCAGGCGGGATCAATGGGGACAATCATTCAGCTAATCGGAGCGCGTGAATGAGTAACAAAAAACCGAGGGGCTATCCCCTCGGTTTTCGTTATTTTGTCGCAAGCGAGACCATAAAGATGATATATGGTGTTCGCCTGAGACCGATGTGGTGGGGCAAATCGGAGCTCAGGCGAACACCGTCGCCCTCGCTCTCGATCTCGCCGAGGTCGTCCAGCGTGACGTCGACCTCGTTTTTGCCGCTGCCGAGCGGATCGAAGATCACCTTCAGCCGGTCATCGAAGACGAAGACCTTGACCAGGAAGGTCTGGAAAAGCTGCGCTCGGTACTTTTTGTCCTCGATGTCCCCGCCGCGGAAACTCTTCAGGTATCCGACCACCTGATCCCGCGTCACGTCTATCTGACTCGTCGTCAGCATCGCCAGCTGCTCCGTGATCCTCGTGTTTTCCGCCTCGAGCTCCATCAGCCGCGCCTTCGTCGATTCCGTAAAAATCCCCGCCTCAATCGCCGCGAGGATATTTTTTATCGCCTTCGCGTTCTCCGCCTTTTCCGCCTCGAGCATCTTTATCTCCGGCTGGTCCTTATGCTGACGCTGAAACGCCATCACCTCGTCCGCGATCTGGTCGATGATCTTGTCACTCATGATCCGCTCCGCGAGTGCCTTCGCGACCGCGTCCTCGATCTGACGCCGACCGACGTGCTCTTTGTCGCAGCCGGTTCCCGTCTTCCGACCGGCACACGCATAGTAATGATAAACCGTGCCCGCTCGACCCGTGCCGCACACGCCGGTCATCGCGTGTCCGCATTTTCCGCAGTACAGTTTGCCCGTCAGCTGATAATCAGCCGAGGGGCTTATTTTTTTTCGCTTCATCGCCATCATCGCCTCCGTGTAAAGCTGTCTGTCTAAAATCGGCGGCATCCCGCCCTCAGTGCGGACGCCGTCGAAAATATAAATTCCGAGATATCGCTCATTTCCGAGGATTGCGCCGTAACTGCTCCGCCCCCACTTGCCGCCGGTCCGGGTCTTCAGCCCGCGGGCGTTAAGATCCATCGATATCGACGCGATGGTCTCTCCTGACGCTACTCGCGTGTATATCTCGCGCACGATCTGCGCCCGGGGCTCGTCGATCTCAAAGCGACCGTCCGCGCCGGACTGATAACCGAAAGGCGCAGGACCGTTTGATTTACAGCTCTGCGCGTTGTCCGCCTGCGTCCGCTTGATGTCCTCGCCGAGATTTTCCGAGTAGAACTGGTTCACGGACATCATCGTCCGGAGCGCGAAGCGACCGGCGGCTGTGTTGCCGAACTCTTCCTTCGCGTACAGGACGTTGACCTCGTTTTTAGTCATCTCGACTTCAAAATTTAACGCGTTCAACATATTTCGCGCAATTCTGCTCGATTTATATGCTATAATTGTATCAAAGATTTTTTTACCGGCGTCCCGGCGCAGGCGCTGAAACTGCGGGCGGCGGTCTGAGCGACCGCTTATCGCCGCGTCGGCGTAAACGTCAATGACCGTCAAGCCGTTCGCCGCCGCGAAAGCCCGGCACTCCGCGACCTGCTGCTCTATCGACTCCTCGCGCTGATTGTGCGATGAAAAACGGGCATATATTACGGCTCTGCTCATTGCTCAAAACTGCATCTGCATGCCGGGATACGCAATAACATCATAGTGGTCGATATCCGCAAGTGCGACCTTGTTCGCGTCGCCGATATTTGACGTCTTAAACGTCCCCTTCGCGCCCGCCACGATCTCATCGGTATATGTCTTCATCACGCCGAGGACTTTTCCGTCGGCGTCATACATAATCACCGCGACCTCGATCATGCTCTGGTCCTCTACGTCGATGTTCTCGACGCGCCCGACCACCTCGAGCGTCCCCATGACGTCATCCTCGCTGAACGAAACATCACTGACCGGGTAGCGCATGTTCGGGATTTTCGCCTCGACCGCCTTATAGGTCGGGACGACTTTATAGTCTCCCTCCGCCGAAACCGTCTGCTCGCCGTAGATGACCGCCGTCTCGCCCGGCGACAGCACCGTCGGCGTCACAGCCGGCAGCGTCATCGCGTCGACGAGCTTACCGTCCGACGTCTCAATGTCCATGTTGATGTTTGACAAATACAGATCGCAATTGCCGGTATTTTTGACCGTCGCGATTCCGACCACCCACACCGTGCCGATAGAATTCGTAAACACCTTCGTCGTCACGTCGGTCAGCTCCGACGCCGCTTCGCTCTTTTCAGCCGTCGTCCCTTCCTTGCCGTCCCACGATCCAGTGCCGACCGCAATGTCGGAGGACGCGCAGCCGGTCGCCGCGAGCATCGCAAGCAGCAGCACCGCGGTCACAGTTTTTTTCATCATCATCATAAAGCCTCTCCCTTTTAGAGTTTTTTCAGCCCCTCGCCGCGTCAGCCGCGAAGCCATCCCACCGACGGGTTTACCACGTCGATCGTCAGCCACGCACACATCAGCGCCACCAAAGCCACAACAAACACCATCACCCGGTGCTTCTCCTGCCGCTCCCGGTATAAAAGCGTCCGCAAGTCAGTGATCCTCTGGGTCAGCATCTCGATCTGCGCCACATATGACGCTATCAACCGCTGCGTCGACACATCCATGTCGGCGTCGGGGCTCGTCGTCTGGTCATCACCGCTCGCGTCCGGCTCGTCGTCATGATCCGGCTGCGCCGTCAGCCACTGCATCGGCACATCCAGCGCGTCCGCCACCAACGTCAAAGTCATCCCGCTCGTCGACTCCCCGCGCATAAGGCGCTTGATAGTCCCTTCGGAAACTCCCGCCGCGTCAGCAAGCCGCGCGTTCGTCAGTCCCTTCTCGTCCATCTTCGCGCGCAGCCGCGCCGGATCGACCGTGATGCTCATATATGATCTGCCCCTTTTTGACCGAGATTGCCCTCTTTTTTACCCCAAATGTCCCGCTTTTGCCCTTGCGGTTTTGGCTGATGTGCTGTATAATAAACTTAAACACAGCGAAAGCCTGTATCTATATTATATCACCATAGGAGTCGAATGTCAAGGTTTTTGCAGATTTTTATACATTTTACCGAAAAAAATATCAAAGAAAAGGAGATCACCAATTATGGCAAACTTACTCGACGTCATCATCGCTCAACTCCGGAAAATGTCCCGGGATCAGCTGTATGAAATCTACATCTACATACGGAGAATGAAAATCAAATGAGAAAGGAGCGGTCTTTCGACCGCCCCTTCGCTTTTTTACTCGTTGTCCCATCGAATCTTGTCTTCGGCTTTCTTAAACTCCCGGATCACCTCCCGGAGCTTCTTCCACCCGTCGTCGCTCAGCGCGGACAAGGTCAGGATGAACTCCGACTTAAAGCCGTCCGATTCGTCAGCCAGCGCTTCGCTGACGAAACTCGCGATCTTCTCGCGCCGGGTCATCTTCCGGAACATCTCCCCCGCGCCGGTCTCGAGCCAGACGATGTCGACCCCGCAAATCTCCGCGATCTGCTCGATATAGCGCGGGTTCGGTTCGGTCAGGCTATACTCGATGTTTTTGATGGTGCCGATTCCGAGCTTGACTTTTTCCGCGAATTTTGCCTGCGATAAACCGAGCGTTTCACGCACTTGCTTCACGCGAGCATTGGTTTCCATGCCGGCTTCGGAAATGTTCGTCTCTCCCATTTGATCACCTCCTTTCATATACTATTATACCACACTCGACCGGTATTGTCAATATCAAAAATATAAATATTTTTTTGAAAAAAGGTCTTGACAAAACCAAGAAAGTATGGTATAATAGTATCGTCAATACCAGATGGGACGCAAGAATGGTATTGATGGTACTAAGATAATATCAAGGAGACAACAAAAATGACTGACATATTCACCAACCCCGAATTCACGATCGAAACCGTCGCTACCGGATCCTTCCTCGACTCCCCCGGCGGTCTCGAGAACACGACCTACCGTGTCGAGACGCGAACCGTCCGCTTCAACCACATCGCGCTCGATGAGTGGTACGAAAGCCAGCCCACGAAGCTCTTCGAGGAGTTCGACACCGAGGACGAGCGGAGACGCGACCGCGCGGAAAGGGACGCCAAAAGAGAGCGCCTCACAGACAAAGTCCGCCGAGCGCTCGGGTTCGACGACAAAGGAAGCTTCGCTCTCGCCCACGTCGTCGGCGAAATCTTCACGGCAGTTTACGTCACTAAAGCAGAGTGACGGAGACCACGGTCTCCGGTAATGCGGTCAGGCAGACGGTCACAAACCCCGACAGCCGCATAAAACCAGAAAGGAGAAACAAAAATGGCAAACACAAACCTCGACAAGGAAACAAAATTCCTCGCCGAAATGATCCAGGAACTGAAGACCATCAAGAGCGAAACGGCGCGCCGCGATATCCTCAATATCGCGAAGGGCATCGTGATCGGCGAAACCCCAAGAAAGGAGACCGCAGAAAATGACGCTCTCAGCTCTCAGTAAAGAAGACCGCGAGCTGCTCGCAAGGGCAACGCTCGACGCCGTAAGGCGGCACATCGAAAAACAAAAACAGGAGGAGACCAAAAATGACAACACAAACCACGGACAACAAAGATCGGCTCGCAACGATTAAAAGCGCACAGAACGCGCTGGTATACGACCTCATCATGCAGGCGCTCAGAGCCGCGACAGCATCAAAAGCCCATCTCAGCGTCTGGGCGGACAAAGACGGCGACCTGATGGTCAACGCCGATAACAAGCGCAAAAGGTCATATGTCCGGTTCGGCGACGACATCAAAAACGAGGACATCGACGACCTTATGGGCATCGTCGAGTGGCTACTGAACGGAGCGCCGGAGGAAAAAGACGAGGAGGAAACAGACGATGAGTGAAGTCACCTACGAAAAAATGCTCGAGGTCCAGACCGACATCATCCGCCGGCAGGATCGCAAAATCGACGAGCTGACCGCGGCAAAAAAAGCCCTCGAGGTCACCGCGCAGACCCTCGCCGAAGCCCTCGTCCGGGAGCTCGACCGCGAAGGACGCGACCGGGCTTTCGTCCCGGCAAAGGAAATCAACCGCGAAGACGTCCGTTTCCGCGTCGAACAGACCATCGGCGGCGACATCCTGCTCGTCAGGATATGAAAAGGTCCGCCCGGAACTGCAACTTCCGCGCGGACCTCAAAAAAAGGAGACCTTTATGACACCAACATTATACCACAGAAAAGGAGATTTGTCAAGTGTTACTGCAAAAAGCAAAGCGAATCTGTAAAGCCGGAACGACGGTCATCGTCAACCGGCTGAACGGCGACCAGTGGCTCGGAACCACCGGAGCTATTTACCCCGTCTTCGGCGGAATCGACCTCACCGAATCATCGGTCCGCACACTCTTCGACGTCCGGTCGGACGACGAGAGCTTCGCCGTCCGCACCCTCTCAGAGGAGGTTTTCACCGATCGCGGCTACTCCCTCAAGGACGTCGCCGACGAGGAGCACGCGCTCACGACCACATCATGGACGCTTGAGTACAGGGGGCGGAGCTTCATCCCCCTGACCGCCATGTCGGACACCTCGACCATAGCTTTCATCGACGCCGACCACCTCGCGCCGCTCAAAGACTGTGATGCGCTGTCGCTCTGGCTCCGGTTCGCGAACAACGGCACATACGTCGTCGCGAAAAGCGGATTCTTCGTCGTCGCTCTGATCTCGGTCGAAAAAATTCCGGACGTCGCGCGGCTATCCCTCGCGATGATCGCGTCGAACGCCGACAGCGTCGGCAACGACAAATACAAAAAAGCGGAGCTTGTCCCGCTGGAGGAGATCAAATGAACGACCTCAGAGATCATCCGGACATCGAACGGACAGAGCGGACAGGGTACGCCGAAGAGCCGGAGCCGCCGCTCCGGTGCCCTGGATGCGGCGAGGAGCTCTCGGTTTTCGACACGGTTTACGTCAATCGCAAAACCGCCGAAATCATCGGCTGCCGCCACTGCATGATGGCGGTTGAGGCAGGAGCGGTGGAAATGAGATGAACACTTACATATCCACCGTCGGCATGAGCCGCGCCGACTGGCTCAAAGCCAGACAGTCAGGCATCGGAGGAAGCGATTCCCCCGCCCTCGTCCTCCCGCGCGAGGTCTACAGCTGGTCGCGCCCGAAGGACATCTATAAATCAAAGGTCAGCGAGCCGGACGAAACGTCCCCGCTCGCCTGCCGAGTCGGAAGCTTCCTCGAGCCCTTCGTCGCCGATCTCTTCACCGAGGCGACCGGGCTCCGGGTCCACCGGCTCAACAAAATCATCGTCTCCGGCGAAAATCCGTTTATGTTCGCCAACATCGACCGGAAGCTCTACGGCGTTGACTACGGGCTCGAGATAAAAACGACGACCGTGTACAACGACCGCAAATTCACCGAGGACGAATACCCCGCCAACTACTACGTACAAATGCAGCACTACATGGCGGTGACGGGGTGGAAAAAATGGTATCTTGCCGCGCTGATCGGAAATCAGAAATTCGTCTGGTACGAAGTGCCACGAAACGACGAAGATATCGCCGAAATCATCGCGACCGAGAAAAAATTCTGGAACGACGTCGTCGTCCCAAGAAACACGGAGGAACTTGAAAGATGGGGATGAGTTTACAACTCTTCAAAAATCCCGAACCCGTCGCCGAGCTGAATTTCGACCTCGAGTCCATCAAACGGGACTACGCCGAAATCGCCGCCGCTCAGAGCGAGGTCGGAGGAATCGCGACATTCCGCGCGAAAGTCGCGACCGGCGGCGGAAAGAACTTTGAAATCGACACCGGCGACGAGGACACCAGCACGAGCGTCCCGAACTTCTCGGGCGTCATCGTCTACAACCACAACTGCAACGCCTACTTCGACGAGGATTCGAGCGGCAACACTCCGCCGGTCTGCTCATCGATGGACGCTGTTACCGGCGTCGACACGATATCCGGAGAATGCGCCTTCTGCGAGCAGTGCCCGCGAAACGTCTTCGGGTCCTCGAGCAAAGGACCCGGTAAGGCTTGCAAAAATATGCACCGGCTCTACATCATGGTCGAGGGCTCGGCAATCCCGCTGATACTCTCGCTCCCGCCGACTTCACTCAAAGCCTTCCGCAACTACCGCTTATCGACGCTCGCGTCGAAGCATCTCAAACCCTGCGAGGTGGTCACCGAATTCTCACTCACGCCGCAGATGTCGCAGAGCGGGCAGAAGTACTCCGCCGTGAAATTCAAGCTTCTCGGAAAGCTCGCCCCCGCCGACGCACAAGTCGCCCGGTACTTTAACGAGCAGATGAAGAACGCCGCCGGAAAGGCGCCGGAAATCACCGCCGAGGACTACGACCGCGGCGGAGCGGAGACAGGCCATGACGCTGTGGAGGAATGAGTCTCAGCTGCTGAACGCCATCATCCGGATCCTTTATCCGCACTGCGTTCTCCATCGGGTCAACGTCGGGCGCGTCCGGACCCCGGACGGAAGATACTTCTCAACCGGCGTCCCCGCAGGCTACCCGGACCTCTCCGGATACCGGAAGAGCGACGGAAAAGCCGTCTACATCGAATGCAAGGTCAAGCCCAACAAGCCGACGCCGAAGCAAATAGATTTTATCACCAAAGCACAAGCCGCCGGATGTCTGGCTGCTGTGTGCTACAGCCCGGAGGAAGCACTCCGACTGGTCATCCCTGTCGCCGAGGGTATCGACGAGAAAGATTTTTGAGGTGAGAGATGGCAAGACCCGCACGAAAAGGGCTTGCGTACTTTCCGAAAGATGTTGACTTTTATCAGGACGAGAAGATCGTGGACCTTGCCTTAAAGTACGGTCCGCTCGGTCTCACGGTCTTCGACGTCCTGCTAACACTCGTCTACCGCGAGGGCTACTATCTGGAGCTGCCGCTGTCTAAAGTCGGACAGTTAATCGTCCGCACAGTCGGTGAAAGTTGGTTTAGGAAAACGGGGATGAGTGCCACGGACCTTAGTGTTGAGGTTATTCTTTACTGCGCCGAGATCGGGTTAATCAATGCACCCCTCGTGAGGCAGAACGTTATAACCTCCGTCGCAATCCAGACACGGTATGCCGCCGTCACACGGAGGAATAAGGTCAATTTAACAAAGTACTGGCTTCTCGACAACCGTAGAGTCGATGAGGCTTTGGAAAGTGCGCCCAAAAACGGAGTTTCTGTTACAGAAACCCGAGTTTCTGACGCAGAAACCCCCGTTTCTGTCGCAGAAATGCCACAAAGTAAAGTAAATAAAAGAAAAGAGAATGTATCTACAGTCTCTGCGGGAGTTTCTGTTACAGAAACCCCTGAATTATCCACAGAATCCACAGTTCCCACAGGGACGGACGACGCGGACGGAAAAGTCGGATACATTATCGAGGAATACCGACGACTCCTTCCGTCACTCCCCCCTCCCGAAAAGGACGCAAAGCTCATGGTCAATCTCTTCAAAGTCGACCGACCGCTCGCGGACTACACGGCAGTCTTCGAGAGGGCAGCATCGAGCCGCTTCCTCAGCGAGCCGAAAAGCGGATGGCGATGCACCATCGGCTGGCTCACCGATCCGGTCAACATGGACAAGGTCCTCGCCGGGAAGTATGACGACTACCAAAAAGCGCGGAGCCGGAAAAACAATCCGCCGACCATCGGAGACGATAACAGCGGCTTCGACACCGAGGAGTTCTTCCAGGCGGCTCTCCGGCGCGGTATGAAAGGCATGAAAAATGGCGAATCTGAATCTCAATAAAGTCATCCTCGGTGGCAGGCTCACCGCCGCCCCCGAACTCAAGCAGACAGCGAGCGGAACTTCCGTCATGTCATTCACCGTCGCGGTCGGCAGAAAGTACGCCGCGAAGACGGACGGAGCGCCGCAAACGCCGCAGTCAGACTTCGTGAACTGCGTCGCGTGGAGGTCAACGGCTGAGTTCATCAGCAAATACTTCCACAAAGGCTCGAGCATCTGCGTCATAGGCCGCATCCAGACGCGGAGCTTCACCGACAGCGCCGGGAACAAAAGATACGTCACCGAGGTCGTCGCCGACGAGGTGAACTTCGTCGATTCAAAAGGCGACAAAGCAGGAGACACAACCGCCGGCGCTCCGAGCATGAGCGCGCCGGAATTTGAAGTCCTCAGCGATGAAGAAGAGCTGCCGTTTTAAGGCTGAAAGGAGACCGATATGAACAAAGAAATCAAAACAGAAAACGCCGCCAGCACCATAGGAGAGTTTGTCACGGCGCAGACCGATCAGCTCGTGGAGCTCATAGGCACTGACGTCGATATGATGCTCGGGTGGCTTGTCCACCGCGCCGGGAATATGGAGCTGATTGACAGCCGCGAGCTCGACAATCTGCTGATGACCATCGACAATCACCGCATCACGCTCGAGTTTACGGACAACTGCGCCGATGTTGTCGCCGACGAGGTGGAAATCAACGTCGAGAACTTGCAGAAAGCCGTTCGCCGTATCGTCGCGCACGACTACGAAAGTGTGTGGACGACAAAGCCGAAAGGAGACCGGGCATGAACAAAAGGCAAAAGAAGAAATACAACGATCTCGTTTGCTCACTCGTAGCACAGGTCAGCGTTTTCACTCAGGATGGAAGATGCTACACCGACCTCTATCCCGAGGCAATCCGACTGAACGCCAAAACGTTCCGCCGGTGCTGGAACTGGATAGTGAAGAACGATATTTTCTCCACGAATGGGTGCTCGCCACGGGGTCTGAATCCGGATTTTTGGTACAACATAACGATTCTGCACCGCAGCGGTGAAAGACCCTGCGCCTACTGGGTACCGTGGAGGGAGAAGAACGCATGAAGAAAGCCGATTTCGTCCACTCCCGCCTGTCCCCGCTGCTTCGCGCGCTGGACGACGATATCCTCGCGGTCTCATACGGCAAGGTGGGCACAAAGGAGCACGTTTACATCATCTTCGGCGGCGGATACCTCGCCATTGACGTCTCCGGCCTCGACAACGCCGGAATCACCGAACTTGTAGTCAGGAGGTTGATCAGAAATGGGCAGACACGCTAAGTGGACACCAGACAAAATCGACGAGATCGTCGAGCGGCTGAAAAAAGGCGAAAGGTACAGCGACATCGCCGCCGATTACGGCGTGACCGTCAAATCGCTGTACGGCGCCACACGCAGATACCCTCGCGCGTCGATAATCGTCAGGGACACCCGGGTCCTCACGATGGCTGAAAGATGGAAGCAGGGCGTCCGCGTCAAGCAAATTGCCGAAGAGTTTCACATCAAGCCCGCGACCGTCTACGCCACGGCAAGCGCCTTTCGCGACATCTTTCCGAGGAGGTGCAAAAAATGATCACCAAAGACGAAATCCTCGCCGAACTCGAAAACACCCCCGAGCCGGAAAAGAAGCTCCACGAAATCGCTGCCCGGACGAAGCTTCCGGTCATGGTCATCCGGAAAATCCTGAAAGGTCTCGTCACCGTCGTTCCGCCGGAGCGCGGACACGACAACACCGACCGCGTCGCGGAAAGCCACATCGAAAAAGGCGTCAACCGCGGCAGATGGTCGGACGAGGACATTCAGTACATGGCAGAATGCTGGAACCGGGGCGCGGACATCTGCGAAATCGCCGAAGCCGTCTGCCGGTCGGAGAAAGCCGTTCGCGGCGTCATGCAGCGGAACCGCGAACTCTTCCCCCGCCGCCACGAGCGCGGGAGAATCTGGTCGCCGGAGGAAATCGCCCGCGCCGCCGACATGTGGTCGGACCGCGATATCACCGAATCAGAAATTTGCAACGCCCTGCACAGGTCGCGGAGCGACTTCTATCAGCTCCGCGCCGAAAACCGCAAGCTCTTCCCGCCGAGGCGGAACAACTACAGGAGGGTTGAACCATGAAAGCACGAATGTCCCCCGCCACAGCGCGGCAGAACCTCCCGCCGTGGGCAAACGAAGCCGTTCACACGATGGTCAATGCCGAGTTCGCGGAGCGGCAGAAAATCTACGCGAACCGGATTTTACTCGCCACCTGCCTCGCGCTCAACGACATCGCGGGGTTCGGCGACAAAAGACTGCTGTATATCCTGAAAGGGATCGAGGACATCACCACCGACTACGCCGAAAGAGCCGGGAAAGACTACTACCCCCGATCCGCGGAGGAAGATCAGGTGTCGCGGATGATGCAGGAAGAGCTCCTCAGCCGGAGAAACCTGCATGTGGTTATCAAATCAAAATAAGGAGAACGATTATGAAAAAAGAAGACGAGAAGCTGCGGGAAGCCGCAAGGATGCTGAGCGTGAACTGTGAGGGATACCGCGACGGGTGCGAAGGTTGCCTGTTCTGCCGCGACAACCTGAGCTGCAAGATCGACGGAATCCCGATGTGGTGGGACAGCGATTTCGGACTTGACAAGCATATTGTTGACGCCAACAAAAAGGTCAGTACACCAACCGATACACCAATTGAGACTGATGCACCAACTGATACACCAACTGATACGGTTGCACCAACTGATGCACCAACCGCGAGCAAAACCCGGCAGGAAAGGTTCCTTGAGATGTTCCCGCGCGCCGATGCGCATACGGGTGTACTGGAAGTTTGCCCGGGCGATATAGATGTGCGCTACACGTGCCACGGGCCGAAAGATTGCGCCGATTGCAAGAAAGAATACTGGCTCGCCGCTGAGAAGGAGGAGAAATCATGATTGACGAAAAGACACGGAAGCAGATCGAAGCCTATATCCCCTCGCCGCGGGACAAGTCGCTGGGTTTCAACGAATATTACGTAAACCAGAACGGCCGCGTGAAGCGCGGCTACGTGCGGGAGCTGTTCGAGACAGACGACGGCGATGACCTGCTCGGTCTGGTCGACGACCGCGGACGGCAGATTCACGGTCTGTGGGAGTTCGACAGCTTCAGACGCTGCGAGCTTTACGACAACGAGACTGACTGCCGGAATCAGACGCACGGCGCGTATGATGGCTGGGAGCGGCTCAGGAGGATGCAGGAGGACGATAAATGAAAATCTTAGTTGATAAAATGCCGAAAACGCCAGAGGACTGCCTGTGGGCACATCGAAGCGAATGCGGGTATGTCTGCTATGCCAGCGGCAATGGCGAGTGGAGTTCGCAAGGATGCGCGATTTATTATGGCGGCGAGTGTCCGCATCTGAAAGAGCTACCGGAGGAAAAGAAAGCGGAAGAGGCGAAGCGTGTCACAGTGTGGCAAGCCGCTGCCGAATTTGGTCGCTCCGCAAGTGAGACATGGGAAAATGCGAATAGTGCGACCAAGGCCTTGGCTGACGCACTGTACAAACCGGAGGAGGAAGAATGAAAACGTTCGAAAAACGCTCAATGGCGTTTATGAACTGCCCGTGGAAATCCACTGCCGGATGCAATTATATCTGCGCAGAGTGCTTCCGCAGTGATCCAGATGAGTTTAGGACATTGCTTGATGATTTCAACAGACTGGGGAGACGGATAGAAACAAAGGAGGACGAAAATGGCTGAGTGGATAAGCGTTAAGGATAGGCTTCCAGAAGTCGAAACCGAGGTTTTGATACGCGCACAGTGGAGATGCGGTAATGATACGCACTCAACAACTGCCACCGCGTTTTACGAAGACGGAACGGTGCTTGAAGATAACAGTCGCTGGAATTGGTCTGAAATCTGGGAATGGGGAATATACGATGAAGAAAAAGACGGGTATAAAATCCCCCAAGGATGGTGGGAAAGCAGTCACTACATCCACGATGACCATTACAACAATGTTGATGACGAGGTGACACACTGGATGCCGTTGCCGAGACTGCCGGAAGATGAGGACGAAATATGACACCTGAAGAAGAGAAAGCGCTCGAAATAAAGCGGGACGTTTGCAGCAAATACAAAAACTGTGCAATATTTCCAAAGAGCAAAGAATACGAAGGCAAGTGCTATATACAAGTTCATGCACCGTGGATTTGGCTATGGAGTATAGACGAGTGGATTGGGGATGACGAAGATGACACCTGAACTTAAACAAGCGCTTGAAACAATAAAAAACACGTGCAGAGGAAGAAACTGTGACGATTGCCCATTAGACGACCCACACGGAGATGCTTGCTACACATGGCACAAAGAGCCGTGGGAGTGGAAAATTGACGAATGGGCTAAGGAGAAGGAGGATAAACAATGAACGACAAACACGCATCATACGGAACCAGCTTCGCCAGTCTGCTGACGATAGTCTTTATCATCCTGAAGCTGTGCGGCATTATCGCATGGTCGTGGTGGTGGGTACTGTCTCCGCTGTGGATATCAGCGATATTCTGGGTGATTTTAGTGATCATCGTGCTATTGATAGGAGGGAAAAAATGACGAGGGAAAGAATGACACCTGAACTGAAACACGCGCTCGAAGTGATAAAAAGCGAGTGCAAGAAAAACGTCCGTCTGTGTTCGAGATGTCCGCTCGCCGCATGGCGGCTTCGCGGGGAGAGACAGTGCCGGATTACAGGCGCAAACATCGAAAATGTTCGCCCGTGGCCTTATAGCCCTTGCGATTGGGACATTGACGCATGTGCACAGGAGGACGAAAATGGACGCAGTTGAATTTCTCGAAAAGCGTAACAGGATGTGCGGCGCACTCAGTGATGAATGCACAGACAAGGATGGCACATTATGCCCGTTGCTTGTCGCGGCGCGTAAGGTTGGCAAGGGATGCTATGGTTATACCAAGAGTCACCCCGCCGAAGCCGTCGAAATCGTCGAACGTTGGGCAAAGGAGCATCCGAAGAAGACAAGGCAGAGCAAACTTTTGAAGTTGTTTCCGAGGGCGGAGAAAGGCGCTGACGGCATAGTTCAATTTTGCCCACAAGAGTTGGACTCGAGCCTTCCGTGCCCTCAGTGTCAGCTCGGCAGGTCTAATTGTGACGACTGCCGGAAGAAGTACTGGCTCGAGGAGGTGGACGACGATGACTGAATTCAGACGATCCGGCTGGCATCGCGCCAGGAAGTCGCACAAGTGCAGCTTATGTGGCGAGACCATTCAGAGTGGCGAGTTTTATCTGCACTGCGCCGCCAAAACAGACGGCGAATTCTATGACGACTGCTACCATGAGGGCTGCGCCGATATCCTCAAGGCGTTCTGCGATTGGCATGACCACGACAGCGAATATTCCTTCGACAACGTCGAGGACTGGCTGCGAGACCAGTGCCAGGACGTGTGCAAAAAATGGCAGGATTGCCATTGCAATGTGTTCCGGTGCGACGCTATCCGGTCGATTCCGGCGATTATGGAGGTTAAGAGAAGGGCGCGAGAAATGGAGGAGTACGAGTGATGAAAATTCTTAGATCAACTCCCTTCGTCCTGCTGTACATCTCCGTCGCGATTCTTGTGGTGGGGTGCGTGCTTCTGGGTTCGCGCGCGATGCTCAACCCGTTCAACGCTATTCCGCTCGCGGTGACGCTGATGGCGGTCGGCGGAGCCCTGACGGTGGCATATGGGTTTGCGGCGTGGATGTTTGTGATGGAAAAAATTGATAAAGGAGAGGTGGACGACAATGGCGATTAAGGTTATCAAGCCGGGCAAAAAGCCCGAACCAATTCACTTCGAGTGCAAGCACTGTGGCTGTATTTTTGAGGTGGACGCGACAGACTACGGCGCCCATATGGGCGGACCGCTTTCGCCGGACTACGTCGCGATTTGCCCGACGTGTGACAAATGGTGTTTCTCCAAAGGAGCCAAGAAAGGATAAAGATAATGGCAATTAAGATTATCAAGCCGGGGAAGAAGCCCGACACGACGAAACGGTTCGAGTGCACCAGTTGCGGGTGCACCTTCGAGGGCGAAAGGGAGGACTATCGAGTTATACACGACACTGCTACCGTCTTCGCTGTCGCAATGAGATGCCCGACGTGCGGCGCGAGGTGCTACCGCTACGAAACGAAAATAAGGAGGTAAGCAATGGCAATTAAAATCATTAAGCCGGGCAAGATCAAGAACCCGAGAGACACACGGCGGTTCACCTGTCTCCTCTGCGGGTGCGTCTTCGACGCCGATCGCGGAGATTATGAGACATTCGATCAGTATCAAACCACCGAGTACGCGGCGATCTGCCCGACCTGCCATCATACGACGTACCGCTCCGAGCCGCTCGATGAGTAAACCCCGCTACATCTGGTGGGGCTATGTCAAAGCCCTCATCCGCGCCTGCGGAAACCCCCGCTCCCCGAAACGGCGATACCTCAACGACGACGAGATAAACGCCTTTCAGGTCGCCTGGAACGCCGCGGACGCCGAGCGGCGGCGGCTCGTCTCGATGGTGCTCATCCACCAAAGCCACACGATCCCCGGCGCGGCAATGAAGCTCCATGTCTCCGAAAGGACAGCGCAAAGGTGGCACGCAGAATTCATCTGCGCCGTCGCCGCGGGGCTCGGTATGAAAATTGGCATTAAAAAGCCATCATAGTGTGTTACAATAACAGCATCTTAAGGAAAGGTGCTGTTATTTTTTATGCGTGTTGTCGAAAAGAAACTCGATGATTTAATCCCCTATGCCAAAAACGCGAAGCGGCACGACGAAACGCAGATTGCCAATGTCGCCGAGTCAATCCGGCAATTCGGCTTCGTTCAGCCGATCGTCGTCGACAAGAACGGCGTCATCGTCATCGGTCACTGCCGCGCTCTCGCGGCAAAGCGACTCGGGATGGAGAAAGTTCCCTGCGTCGCGGTCGACGAGCTGACCGACGAGCAAGTCAGGGCTCTGAGAATCATCGATAACAAAACCAATGAATCGCCGTGGGACATGGAAATGCTCGCTGAGGAGCTGCCGGAGCTGAATCTCGACGGCTTTACCTTTGACTGGGGTCTCGAGGACAAGGTCGACGACAGCGCGAAAGAAGACGACTATGACGTCGAACTGCCAGAAAATCCGAAGGCACAGCTCGGCGACATTTATCAGCTCGGACGACACCGGCTGATGTGCGGCGATAGTACGTCCTCCGACGACTGCCAAAAACTGGCGGGGGGGGATAAAATGGAAATGTTGCTCACCGATCCGCCGTATAACGTCGACTACGAGGGGACCGCCGGAAAAATCAAAAACGACCACATGGAAGATTCGAAATTCCGCGAATTTCTCACGACGGCGTTCCGGAACGCTGCTGCGGTTATGACCCCCGGTGCCGCTTTTTATATCTGGCACGCCGATTCCGAGGGGTATAATTTCCGCGGCGCGGCAAGGGACGCAGGGCTGCTGACAAGGCAGTGCCTGATATGGGTCAAAAGCTCGCTCGTTCTCGGACGGCAGGATTTCCAATGGAAGCATGAACCCTGTCTCTACGGCGAACTTCCGGGAGACATTCTCGAAGAGCCCCCCTCCGGGGATCCGGAGGAATGCCAGCCTTGCCTTTATGGGTGGGTGAACGGGAAGCACTATTTCTTCCACAATCGCAAGCAGACGACGGTGATGTATTTCGACAAGCCGATAAAGTCTGCTGAGCATCCGACGATGAAGCCGGTGAAGCTCTTCGACTATCTGATGCAGTGCTCCAGTAAGCCTGGTGAACGCGTCCTTGATCTCTTCGGCGGCTCCGGTACTACCATCATCGCGGCAGAGCAGAACGAGAGGTGCGGGTATGTGATGGAGTACGATCCGAAGTTTGTCGACGTGATCATTGATCGCTGGCAAGCGCTGACGGGAGAGAAGGCTGTGAAGCTGTGAACTACAATCCAGCCGATGAGCCGATAAGATTCTACAGCTCCAAAGCATGGGAAATGCTGTCGGCTGCTGTTCGCAAGTCGGACCATTATCAGTGTGTGCTGTGCGGTTCGGCGAGACGGCCGCTCATCGTCCATCATGTCAAGCATCTTAAGGACAGACCAGACTTAGCGCTGAGTCTACGTGATCCGGACACCGGGGAGCGGCAGCTGATCACGGTCTGCAAGCGATGTCACGAGAAGCTGCACCCGGAAGCATTACAGGAGACGCGAGGACGAAGCAGGAAGGACGAAGTTTCGGTGGAAAGATGGGATTAGACCCCCCGTCAGAAAAAGCCCAGAGGGGCTAAAATCGCTAATCGTGTGGGTCCTAGACAAAACAGGGATTCCCACGCGATGAGTTTTGGATTCCGCGGCGAAAGGTGGTGAATGATGCCGTGGCTAAGAAAAAGATTGACTTTAATCAGAAAATTGATGATATTCTCGCCGCCGCCTCCAGAACCGGCGCCGAGACGAGCCTCTACTATGTGACAACGCTCGAGCGGTATAACACGCAGCTCAAAATCATGGAAGAGTTGAAGAAGGCTATCGCCGAGGATGGAATGACCGTGACCAAAGAGTACGTTAAAAATCGCAAAAACATCGTTATCAACCCTGCCGTTACCGAGTACAACAAAACCGCTTCGGCGGCTAACCAGACCGTCCAGACGTTGCTCAAAATCGTGCAAGCTTATAACGACGGGAACGACATGGCAAGCGCCACTGAGGATGATGAAATGTGACGGGATGCTCTTACATCGACGAGTATATCGATGAGCTGAGATCCGGGCGGACACCCGCTTGCCGCGAAATGCTCCTCGCCTGCGACTACGTCGAAAGGCGGCTGAGTGCTGACGGCGTATACGTCGACAATGAAAAAACCGGGCGGGCTATCGCGCTGATCGAAAAGTACTTCGCCATGACGCTCTTCCCATGGGAACGATTCATCATCGCTCTCGTGCACACCTTCAACGCCGACGGCTCCATTGTCTTCTCAAAATATTTTATCGAGATGGGACGCGGCAACGGAAAAAACGGCTTTATCTCCGGGCTGGTCTGGTATCTGTCCTCCAAAGCACACGGGATCAAGGGCTACAACGTCGACATCGTCGCGAACTCCGAAGACCAGGCGAAGACCTCCTTCGAGGACGTCTACCGGATGCTCGAGCGGACACGGCAGAAGTCCCGAAAATTCTTCCGCTGGACACTCGAGAAAATAACCAACACCGACACCGGCAGCTACATCAAGTATAACACCTCAAATGCCCGCACCAAAGACGGCAAACGTCCCGGATGCCTCGTCTTTGACGAGATACACGAGTATGAAAACTATGATCGGATCAAAGTCATGCGCTCCGCTTTCGGCAAAATAGAAAACGCGCGGGAGTTCTATATCACGACCAACGGCTACGTGCGCGAAGGCGTCATCGACGAGGAGGAGCGACTCGCGCGGGACATCCTGAACGGCGTCATCGAAGACTCCCGCGAGCTGCCGCTGATCTGGAAGCTCGACGAAGAGTCGGAGATGGACGACCCCGAAATGTGGGTCAAAGCGAACCCCTCGCTTCCCTTCCGCCCGATCCTCCGGCAGGAAATCGAGGAGAGCTACAAGGAAAGCCGGATCAAAGCCGACACGCGGCTTGATATGCTGACCAAGCGCTTCAACCTTCCGCGCTCAAACCCCGAACTCGCCGTCACCGACTACGACAACATATCATCCACGAACCGACCGCTCGAAATCCGTCACGGCGCACCCTGCACCGTCGGACTTGACTACGCCGAGTTCAACGACTGGGCGGCGGTCAACCTGCACTTCCGCGACGGGCAGAAACGGCTCGACATCAATCACGCATGGATATGCCGCGACTCGCCGACGCTCGCGCGGATCAAAGCCCCGTGGCAGGGATGGGTCGAGCAGGGGCTGTGCACCTTCGTCGACGACGTGTCGATATCGCCGGAGCTGCTCTCCGACTACATCTCGGAGATGGGGCGGCAATACACAATCCGGATGCTCGCGATGGACAACTTCCGCTGGTCGGCGATGGCTGACGCTCTGCGGAAAATCGGCTTCGACGCCAACGACAAAAAACGCGTCAAGCTCGTCCGACCGTCCGACATCATGCGCACCGATCCCGTGATCCAACTCTGCTTCGCACGGAATCTCTTTGTCTGGGGAGACAATCCCTGCCTCAGGTGGGCGACGAACAACACCAAACGCGTCCGGTCCTCTCAGCGCGTCGGGTGCGACACCGGAAACTTTGTTTACGCGAAAATCGAGGCGAAGAGCCGGAAGACCGACCCTTTCATGGCGCTCGTCGCGTCGATGACCTGCGAGGACGTCCTCGGAACCGGACGGGTCGAAATCCCGAAAATCGGGGCTATCAAGATATAGCCAACACTTAGTTTGACTTAGTTTAACGTTAAGTTTCAGTGATAGAAACTTTAACGCTGAAGCAAAGCGATAAATCCTTTACACAAGGAGTGATGAAAACATTGGGATTCTGGGAGTGGCTTCTCCCGAACAGGAGAAAAACAATATTCGTCGACGCGCCGGTCACCGAGCTGTGCGCGAAATCGATCGAGTACTCAGCATCAAACCTCGCTTTCATGGCGTGCGTGAACCTCATCGCGAACGCGATTTCGCGCTGCACCATCCGAACCTTTGAAAACAATCAGGAAAAGCACGGACGCGACTACGTGCTCTGGAATGTAGAGCCGAACGCGAACCAAAATGCGGCGGTCTTCTGGCATCAGTTCGTCACGCGGCTTTTCACCGACGGCGAAGTCCTCGTCGTGCCGACCAAGCGCACCGACGGACTCAACCGCGGCGAGAGCGCCTGGTGTGTGGCAGACAGCTACACTCTGCCGGACATCTATCCGGCGCAGATGTGCAAGTACGAGCAAGTCACCGTCGGCGAGGTGACATATGACAAGGTCTTCCGCGAAAACGAGGTGCTGCATCTGGTACTCAATCACGTCAACGTGAAGCCGGTGCTCGACGGCATTTACTCGGCGTACTGCCGGATGCTCAAAGCCGCGATGACCGACTACAACTGGGGAATGGGGCAACACTGGAAAGTCCACGTCAATCAGCTCGCGGGCGGGCAGAATGATTTCTCGAAGAACTTCGCCACAATGATCCGCGAGCAGGTGAAAACCTTCTTCGACACCGACGGCTCGGTGCTGCCGGAATTTGACGGCTACACCTACGAGCGCGTCGGCGGAAACTTTAAGGACACGCGCGACGTCCGGCAGATCATAGATGATATATACATCTACACCGCGCGCGCTCTCGGCATCCCGCCGGTGCTCGTCGCGGGAAACGTCGCCGGGATCGGGGAGGTAAACACGCAGTTCCTCACTTACTGCGTCGACCCGATATGTCGGCAGATCGAGGCGGAAATCAACCGCAAGTGCTACAGTTTCGCGCAGTTCGCTGCCGGAACGCGTGTCACCTGCGACTCGTCGACGATCATGCACTTTGATATCTTCGGCACCGCTTCGGCGGTTGAAAAAGCCGTCGGCTCCGGCGCGTTTACGATAAACGACGTCAGGCGCGCCGCCGGTCAGCCGGTGATAGACGAGGACTGGGCAAACCAGTCCTATATGACCAAGAATCTCGGTCCTACTGTAACACAGGAGGAGGTGAAAGAAAATGAGACGAATGTGGGAAATCAAGAACCAGACGGAAACGGCGCTTGACCTTTATATCTATGGTGCGGTCGAGGGCGACTCCTACAACGGGTGGACGGGCGAGGTCATCGAATCCGAGACTTCCGCGAACGCCTTCCGCGATGCGCTTGCCTCGGCGGGTGATGTGAGGACGATAAACCTCTATATCAACTCGGAAGGCGGCTCGGTGTTCGAGGGCTCCGCGATTTACTCGCAGCTTATGCGCTCAAAAGCCCGGAAAGTCGTCCGCGTCGACGGTTTCGCGTGCTCTATCGCCGCCGAAATCGCCATGGCGGGCGACGAGGTTATCATGGCTCCGAATGCGCTGATGATGATTCACAACGCATGGAGCTACGCCGTCGGAAACTCGGCGGAACTCCGGAAAGCCGCCGACGACCTCGACGTCATCAACTCCGCGCAGCGCGGCGCATACCTCAAAAAGGCGGGCGATAAGCTCTCAGAGGACGAACTTGTCCGCATGATGGACGCCGAAACATGGCTCAACGCCGAGGACTGCGTGAAATACGGACTTGCCGACAAAATCGGCGAGACCGCCGCGGATATCCCGAACGCCGGTGAAACCGTCGCCCGGATGACGAACAGCCTGCAAAGCCGGATCGCGGCTTGCCGCTCCGTCGCCGCGCAGCTCCGCCAGCTCGTCACGTCCCCGCCCCCAGTGAGAACGCCGGAGCCGGAACCGACGCCCGAGCCCGAACCCGAACCGCAGTCCAAAGAACCCGACGCCCCCGGCATCATGTCGATGCTTGCCGGGCTGAAAAATTAAATTTGCAAAGGAGTAAAAACAAAATGATCATGAATCAGATCCGCGACCGCGACGCCATCCGCGCGTCGATGCAGGAAGCACTGAAAAACAACGACACCGACGGCTTTTACAACGCCATGGATGAGATGATCCTCTCCATCGAGCAGGCGGTCCGCGCCGACAACGACGCGTACCGCTCCGAGCAGGACACCCGCATTCTCGCCGAGCGCGGCGTGAGACAGCTCACCTCCGCTGAGAGAAAGTATTACAACAAGGTCATCGAGGCTATGCGCTCAACCGACCCGAAAGCGGCGCTGACCAACCTCGACGTTGTCATGCCGGAAACCGTCATCAACTCGGTTTTTGACGAGCTCCGCACCCGTCACCCGCTCCTCTCCAGAATCAACTTCATGGCTACCAACGGCAAAATCAAGTTCCTGATGAACACCAACGGCGAACAGAAAGCGGTCTGGGGCACTCTCACCGACGCCATCACCAAGGATCTTGCTTCCGGCTTCAAGGAAGTCGACGCGACGCTGATGAAGCTCTCCGCGTTCCTCCCGGTCGCGAAGTCCATGCTCGACCTCGGTCCGGAATGGCTTGACAGATACATCCGCGAGGTGCTCTATGAGGCACTGGCGAACGGTCTCGAGGCGGGCATCGTCGACGGCAACGGTCAGAATCAGCCGGTCGGTATGTCCCGCGAGGCTGATGTCGCGAAGTCTTCCGGCGGTATCTTCCCGCAGAAGGCGAAGATCGTCGTCAACGAGTTCACCCCGTCGAGCATGGGCAAGCTCGTCGCGCTCCTCGCGAAAGACCCGAAAGGTCAGTCCCGCTCGGTCGGCAACTTCATCCTCATTGTCAACCCGCAGGATTATTATGAAAAGATAATGCCCGCGACCACCATGCTTCGTACGGACGGCACCTACCGTACCGATGTCCTCCCGATTCAGGCGGATATCATCCAGTCTTCCGCGCTGAGCCGCGGCGACGCTATCTTCGGCATGGCTGACCGCTACTTTGCGGCTGCCGGTACCGACACCGACGGCAAGATTCTTTTCTCGGACGACTACAAGTTCCTCGAGGACCAGAGAATGTACCTCATCAAGGCGTACGCAAACGGTCTCCCGAAGGACAACGATTCGTTCCTCTTCCTCAACATTTCCGGTCTCCGTCCGCTCGTCCTCACCGTCCAGCAGGAGACCGCGCCGACCGCTTCGACCGACGCTACCCTCTCGTCCATCGACGGTCTGACTCTCTCCCCGACCTTCGCGGCAGCGACCACCACCTACACCGCGGCGACCACCAACGCGGCTGACGTCGTCACTGCTTACCCGAGCGACATCAACGCCACCGTGCAGCTCACGCTCGGCGCGAAGATCATCGAGAACGGCTCCGCGGTCAAGTGGACTGACGGCACGAACACCCTTAAGGTCAACGTCGTCGCTGAGGACGGCACGACCAAGAAGACCTACACCATCACGGTGACCAAGTCGTAATGGCACGGCGGGACAACCTCCCCGCCGGTCTGCTCGACGACGTAAAGAATCATCTCGGAATCACATGGACCGATGACGCCACCGACACCCGGATCGCCGGGCTCATCGGTTCCGGGATGGCATACATCGACAGCAAATACGGCGGAGACGCGGACTATATCGAGGACGGATTTCCGCGAACCCTGCTGATGGAATACGTCCGCTACGCAAGGGACGCCGCGCTCGACATCTTTGAAAACAACTATGCCGCGCTCATTCTCGCCATGCAGCACGAAAGGCAGGTCGAACGACTTGAAGAGCTACAAATACCCGAACCGTGAGCGGAACGTCGTCTCTCAGACCTACAACGACGGATACGCGAAAATCTACGCCGCCGAGGACGGAGCCGACCCCGGACACATGCCGGTCGAAAAGCTCACGCTCAAAGCGCAGCTCTTTTACGCCGAACAGCGCGTCGGAATCTCGCGATTTTACACTGCGCAGCAATACCACGACGACGTCGAACGGCTTATACGCGTACAACGCGCCGGAGTGATCGCGAACCGCGATATCGCCGAGACCGAAGACGGACAGCGATATAACATCGCCATGGTGCAGACCGTCGACGGGGTCTACCCCCCGTCGCTCGATCTGACGCTCACGAGGATAAAATAATGAGCTGGGTAAATAAAATCATCGACGCGCACCTCGCCGTCACCGACCAAGTCTCGCGGTACCGGCGGCTCAAATCCGACCGGTATTTTGTATGGTCTGAGGACAGCACCAACGATCTTGTCTCAGGCGGCGCGCACATCGAGCGGGCAATCATCGGAACGACCGATCTTTACACAAAAACCGAGGATGATCCGTGGGCGGGTCAGCTCGAAACAGCCTTTGAAGCCGCCGGCATCCCATACTACCGAAACTCCGTGCAGTATGAAGAGGAAACCGGATATATCCACACCGAGTGGGTCTGGGAGGTGCCGGAAGATGGCGATGATACGCTTTAGCAAGCTCCGGGATTACGAGCTTATGCTCGGAAAACTCGGAGACAAGACGCCGGAAATATGCGGAAAAGCCATACACGAAGGCGCAAAAATCATCGCGGACGAGGTAAAGAACAACCTGAACTCGCTGAGCGTGACCACGGACGAGCTCACCATGCTTAAAGCAAGAAAAGGCGAGCCGACGTACATCACGAAGCGGGCGAAGGAAGGGCTTATCGAATCCTTCGGCGTCACCCCCATGCAAAAAGACCGCGACGGCATCTACAACGTGAAACTCGGTTTCGACGGCTACAACGCCGTGAAAACCAAAAAATGGCCGAAAGGTCAACCGAATCAGCTTATCGCCCGCGCCTGCGAATCCGGCTCGTCCGCGATGATCAAGCAACCGTTCTTCCGCCAGGCGGTGCAGAAAAAGCGCCGGAAAGCTGAAAAGCGGATGGGCGAAATACTCGATGAGGAAATCAAGAAAACAGGAGGATTTAATTAAATGGCTACTGTAGGCGTATGCAAACCGTACTACGCAATCTACGCAAACTCCGGCGCGACCGTGTCCTACTCGGCGGGCGGCGTCGTCGGAAAGGCTGTCACAGTCTCGGTCGACATCGAAACGTCGGACAGCAATGATCTTTACGCGGACAACGCCATCTGCGAAAGTGAAAAGACCTTCACCGGCGGCACTCTCGGTCTGACCACCGACGACTTTGAGCAGGCGGTCTCGAAGGCAATGCTCGGTCTGAAGGAGGAATCCATCACCGGCATCGAGGGCGTCACTGACACGTCGGTCAAGGAACTTATCTACGACGACGATCAGGCTACCCCGTATCTCGGCGTCGGCTTTATCATCAAAAAGATCAAGGGCGGCGTCTCTAAGTGGCGTGCAATCGTGCTGACCAAGGTCAAGTTCGCGGTCCCTTCGGACGCCGCGAACACGCAGGGTGAGACCATCGAATGGCAGACCCCGGAAATCTCCGGCACCATCATGCGCGACGACAGCGAGAAGCACGCATGGAAAAAGGAAGCGACCTTTACATCCGAGGCTCAGGCTGAGGCGTACATAAAGGCAAGGCTCGGAATCACGGAGGCGGCGTAAAAAATGCGGACGGCGAAACTCAGGCTCGGTAAAAACGATTATTTACTCTGCTTCTCGACACGCGTCGTCCGCGCCGTCAACGAGAGGTATGGCGGAGTCGACAAAATCGACTCCGTCCTCCGCGACGGCGACACCGCGAAGGCGCTCGACGAGATGCTCTGGCTCATTCACACGATGATGGATGGCGGATACCGCTACGCCAAGCATGAGGGCATCGACACGCCGGAGCCCCCCGCGCTCGACGACCTCCAGGACATCTGCGACGTCTCCGACTTCGCGGGACTTCGCGACAAAATCAACGAAACGATAACGAGCGGCGCTACTCCGGACGTCGCCGTCGAGGATAACCCAAAAAACGCCGGAAACACTCAGACGGAGAACCCCTGACCGTCGAGTGGTATATCTGGTATGGGCTGACTCTCGGGCTCGGATATGACCGCACGCTCGACCTGCCGTTCGGCGAGCTTTTAACGCTGATCGCCATCGAGCAGATCAAGCACGAGGGAGCAAAACGGAAAGGGGTATGCGATGACGAAGAAATCATCCCCGATGTGGACTAAGGCGGTGAGAAAATGGCTATAGACATCGGACCGAAAATAGGGATTGACGGCGAGGCGGAATTCCGGAAATCTCTGCAAAATATCAACCAACAGCTGAAAACGCTCGGGTCCGAGATGAAAGCCGTCACCTCGGCCTTCACCGACGAAACATCGGCACAGGAGAAAAGCCGCCAATCCTCGGCGCTCCTTCGCGAGGAAATCTCGAAGCAGCGTGAGAAAATCGAGCTGCTGAAAAAAGGGCTTGACGAGTCTGCCGCCAAATACGGCGAGAACGACGATAAAACGCTGAAATGGAAGCAGACGGTCGCCGAGGCGACATCGCAGCTGAACTCGCTCGAGGGACAGCTCAAAAAAACCGAGGACGCCGCCAAGACGGAAAAATTTGAAAAGCTCAAGACAGTAATGTCCGGCGTCGGAAGCGCCTGCGTCGCGACGGCAAAAGCAGTGGCGGCTGTCGGAGCCGCCGCCGCCGGGATCGCCGTCTCACTCGGAAAAGAGGTCGTCTCGCAGTTCGGAGAGCTCGAGCAGAACCTCGGCGGCTCGGAAGCCGTCTTTGAGGAATACGCCGGGAAGCTTCAGAAAATCGGCGAGGACGCTTACAAAAATCTCGGCGCGTCACAGTCTGACTACCTCGCGACCGCGAACAAGATGGGATCGCTTTTCCAGGGCTCAGGGCTCGAGGTCAAGGAGAGCTTTGACCTGACAACGAAGGCGATGCAAAGAGCCGCCGACGTCGCGTCGGTCATGGGCATCTCGACCGAATCCGCGCTCGAATCGATCGCCGGCGCCGCTAAGGGTAATTTCACCATGATGGACAACCTCGGCGTCGCGATGAACGCGACCACACTCCAGGCATACGCCCTCGAGAAAGGTCTCGTCTCCGCGTCTGAGGTTGACATGAGCAAAGTTGAGGCGGCACAATACAAGGTGCAGAAAGCACAGCTCTCGGTCGCGTCGGCGCAGGAAAAATACAACGCCGCCGTCGCGAAGTACGGCGCGGACTCGACGCAGGCAAGGCAAGCCACAATCTCGCTCGAAAAAGCACAGGTCGACCTCGCCGCCGCGTCGTCAAAGGTCGAAGCGGCAATGCAGCCCGCCTCCGAATCCACCACCGAGTGGTGGAACTCTCTGTCGAACGCGGACAAAGCCCGCGTCGCGATGGAAATGTTTTTCGAAAAAACCGAAAAATATGCCGGAAACTTCGCGCGGGAGTCAACCGAGACCATATCCGGCTCGCTCGGGCTTCTGCAAGCCGCGACCGAATCGCTGGTCGCCGGTCTCGGAAACGCCGACGCGGATATCGCCAACCTCGCGAACAATCTCGCGGACGCTTTCTCCGCCGTCGTGACCAACGTCACGCCGGTCATCGAGAACCTCGTCGCCGCTCTGCCGACCGCGGTCGGGGCACTCGCGACAGCACTTCAGCAGCTTCTGCCCACTCTGCTCTCGACATTTACCGGGCTTTTTGCGCAGATACTCGAAATGCTGACGACGCTGCTGCCTCAGCTCGCGCCGGTCGCGCTCGACGCCGTGATGACCATCGTCGACACGATCATCGAAAACATCCCGGCGCTGCTCGACGCCGGACTGCAAATCATCCTACAGCTGGTCAACGGCATCACCGACGCTCTGCCGGAGCTCATCCCCGCCGCGGTCGACGCGGTGCTCACTGTGGTACAGGGGATCCTCGACAATCTGCCGGAGATACTGCAAGCGGGACTTGACCTGCTGCTCGCGCTCGCGGAGGGAATCCTCGACGCGCTGCCGGAGCTCATCGAGCGGCTGCCGGAGATCATCACGTCCATCATCGACTTCCTCATCGGCGCTATCCCGCAGATCATCGACGCCGGGCTCAAGCTCTTCCTCGCGCTGATCGACGCGCTGCCGGAAATCATCGACGCTATCGTGACGGCTCTGCCGCAGATCATCACCGCCGTCGTCGACGCGCTGACGAACCCCGACACGCTCGCGAAAATCATCGACGCCGGAATCACGCTCTTCCTCGCGCTAATCACTGAACTGCCTAAAGTGCTCATGGACATTTCCGCCGCGGCATGGCAGCTTGTCGGAGAGCTGATTAATGTACTGCTCGAGGCTTTGCCGAAACTGGCGGAAAACGGACTCAACGCCATGAAGGAACTTGTCAAACGGCTCCCCGAGGCGCTGGACGAAATCAAGAAAGCCGCCGGGGACATCATCGACAAATTTATCGACACGATAACCGGCGCGTTCGACCGCGTTAAAGACATCGGATGGCAGCTTGTCTCCGGAATCTGGGACGGTATCAAATCCGGAATTAACTGGTTCAAGGAGAAAATCGGCGGATTCGCTGACACGGTTGTCGACAGCGTCAAAGGCGTCTTCGGCATCCACTCCCCGTCCCGCGTCTTCCGTGATGAGATCGGAAAGCAGCTCGCCGCCGGTATCGGTCTCGGCTTTACGGACGAAATGCGGACGGTCTCCGATCAGATGCAGCGGGCAATCCCGACCCCCGAGGTTGCTTTCTCAAACGCCGCCGCCGGGATGGTCAACGGCGTCTCGACTGCGGTCTCCGGCATCGGCTCGACTCAGCCGGTGACGATCATACTGCAAACCGCTGACGGGCAGGCTCTCGCCCGCTGGCTGCTCCCCGACCTGAGAGCCGTATCCAGAGCTAATCCGGAGGTAATGGCATGACGCAACTTATCATCAACGGCATCCCCCTGCCGGAGACCTCCGGCGGGAAATATCAGTGCTTTGAGGGCACGCTGTCCGAGCAGATCGACATGATCTCCGGGCGGCGCGTCACCGAAGTGCGCGGGCACGTGTGGAAGATCGAGTACGCATATGACTACATGGGAAACGAACTCACTCGGCAGCTGCTCTCAGCTCTCCGATCCGGCGCGGCGCTGACGGTACAGTATCTGCCGGACTCCGGCGACACGCTCCAGACGTCGACCTTCCTCTGTGAGGATCTGACGCCGCCCGTCTTCGCTTTTTCGCGGTCGGGTAAACCCTTCTGGCACGACATCGCTTTTACCCTCCGGGAGGTGCGACCGCATGATTGAGTCTTCAGCTGCTTATAAGTCGGCGGTCAAAGCCGACTACAGGCGGACGCTTATCAAGGCGGTCATCGAGATCATCGATCCGGATATCGCGTATGGCTCAGTGTCCGGCTCCGCATCTGCCGGATACTCCATGCCGGAGCAGGTCGTCGACGACGAATTTGTGTCGCAGGACAACTACGCAACGCTTGAGCTTAATCGCTGGACGCTCGA